TTCGTTCCAAGTACAAGCTTGGAATGGGCGCAGTCAATACCGATACACCTTCTATTAAAGATGACGACGAAGAGAATTAATCGAATCACTGAGGACGACTACAACTTTGTAGAGAAGCCGGATTCACTGATGTACTCAGTGAAGATTAAAAAAGGCAAGTACAAAGATGTAATCGTCACTTATGGTAAGGTTGGAATAAAAACCAATGAAGATGGCAATGGTGCTACTCTTTCATTTCAATTCGTTATTAACGAGTCTCCTAAGAAGCACAATAAGAAAAAGCTAGAGAAAACTCCAGAGTTTAAGAACTTATTAGGAGATATATTAAGTCATATTATTCAAAACGCATTGGACACGGGCAAATATAAATTAGGCTCACAAGAAAAATCAAATGGTATCGAACCTACAATTAACGATTTTACAGAAGCTGATCAATGATGAAAAGTTCTGTAGGAAAGTGCTACCCTTCATTAAAACAGAGTATTTCGAAGGCTCTCATAAAGCCGTGTATCGAATCATACTTAATTTTATCTCGAAGTATAATAAGTTACCGACATCTACTGCATTATCAATTGAGTTAGATGGGGCAGAGCTTTCTGAGGAATCGTATCCTCAGGCCGTAAAGATTGTCGAATCTTTAAACGAGAATCCAGTTGTCGAGGAAAAATGGTTAGAGGAAAATACTGAAAAATGGTGCAAGGACCGTGCAGTGTATCTAGCCATCATGGAAGCGATTCAAATTATTGATGGAAAGAGTAAAACAAAGACTCAAACCGCCATTCCTGATATTCTCCAGAAGGCTTTAAGCATTAACTTTGATAATAGTGTCGGTCATGATTACATCATCGATGCAGATGACCGGTTTGACTTCTATCATAAAGTTGAGGATCGTTTACCATTCGACCTAGAGAAATTTAATACCATCACAAAAGGAGGAGTTCCAAAGAAGACTCTTAATATTGCTCTTGCAGGAACCGGTGTCGGTAAATCACTCTTCATGTGTCATGTTGCATCTTCTGCCTTATCACAAGGAAAGAATGTCCTTTATATCACGATGGAAATGTCTGAGGAAAGGATTGCAGAACGTATCGATGCAAACCTAATGAATATTGCCATCGATCAATTAGAAACACTCCCTCGTGAGATGTTTGACAATAAGATCACAAAGATTGCAGCCAATACCACTGGAAAACTTATCATTAAAGAATATCCAACTGCTTCGGCTCATTCAGGCCATTTTAGAGCGCTCTTGAATGAATTAAAATTGAAGAAGGACTTTGCTCCAGATGTAATCTTTATTGACTATTTAAATATTTGCTCCTCAGAAAGAATACGAGGACTTAGTGGCGGCGTAAATACATACTCATTGGTAAAAGCGATCGCGGAGGAGATAAGAGGATTGGCTGTAGAGTTTGATGTTCCTATCTTCTCTGCGACGCAAACAACCAGATCTGGATTCGGTAATAGTGATGTAGAACTTACTGATACATCTGAATCATTCGGTCTTCCAGCGACTGCTGATTTAATGTTTGCTTTGATCTCAACTGAAGAACTTGAGAAGATGGGACAAATCATGGTAAAGCAATTAAAGAACCGTTACAATGATATTGTTAAAAATAAGAGATTTGTAATTGGCGTAGATCGAGCAAAAATGAAGTTATATGATGTAGAAGATAAAGCTCAAACACTCACGAAAGATAATTTAAATTCAAAATTCACTCCAAAGAAAGACCATAACTTTGCAGGATTCCAAGTAGAATAATAACTTATGAAAACTAAACAAATGACTTTTGCAGATATTTCTGAAGCATTCGAACCATACGTCGAAAAGACAATTCCAATCTTCGAATTAGAGATTCAAAATGAATTATTTAATTCATCTGATGTACTTTCGGATTTACAATCTGTACAGACTTGATATATTAAACTCAACAAATTACTACAATGGGAATGTTCGACTACTTACACGCTGAAAAGCTTCCTCTCAATGATGAGATGCGTCTGCTAGACCTTGATAAAAAGAAGTCTTGGCAACTCCAGACGAAAGACTTTGACAACGAAATGAGCAATTATGTTATCAAAAACAAGATGCTTTATGTCAAAAGATATAAGAACTCAAGATGGATAGTTCCAGAAAAAGATAAGTCGGAAAGTCCTCTTGATGATCTAGGCCATCTCGAGCACGATGGTGAATACTTAAAAAAAGTAAAATTCACAGGTGAAGTATTCGGATATGACTACACGAGAGACGTCAATGACAAGTGGGATTGCTTCAGCGAGTGGATGTTCACCTTTAATAATGGCGTACTTAAAAAAGTTAAACTTGCAGAGTTCACCGCAGAAGACAATGGTCCCAGGAAAGAATCATTAGAGAGATGGAAGAGAGATCAAGAGATCGAGAACGCGAAATGGAAGAACAAGTACTTATTCAATACCAGACCATACAGGATAGTTACAAAAAGAATCGCCAACGTTTTAATCTATATTGGACACAAATTTCAAGATTTAGCATTTACAATAACTAGATAATACACCATGGAAAAACATAAAATCAGTTCAGAACCTAAATTCGACTTTAATCCTAAGCATTATCGTCTTTTTGATTCATACAATTACCGTAGAAAGGTAAAAGCTATGACCGAGATGGTAAAAACTTGTAGAGGAATAACCGAATACCAACGTCCAGCACCGCAATTAAAGGCAAATGCCACTGCGAATGAACGTGCAAATTGGTCAGACCGTGAAAATAAAAGATTGTCCTCAGATACAATCCATTGGTTTGCTCAACCCTACGACATACACCAACGTTCCTCAAACCAAGAAAGCTAATTCATGAGTCCTGAACTCGATTCCTCACTCTGCAAGAAGTACCCAAAGATCTTCGTGAATCGAAATGGAGATCCGCGTACAACTGCTATGTGCTGGGGATTTGAGTGTGAGGACGGTTGGTACCATCTTATAGATGTACTTTGCGAAGCATTACAGAATACGTATAGTACTGGGTTCGTAGTTCATGATGAAGTTGAAAACAACTATATTCGATTAGATCCTCCTCAGATTGTGGCAGATCAAGTCAAAGAGAAGTATGGAAGTCTTCGATTCTATTTCCATCAAGAGTATACCCCTAATACTCAAATCATCATACAGAAATGGCCTGAAAAGGCTCAAGAGATTCTAAATGGTTATAGGAGTTATTTTAACGGGATTGTACACATGGCAGAGACCATGTCGATTCATACCTGTGAAATGACAGGATCCGTCGGAGTTCTTCATAGCCATAATGGATGGATCAAGGTTCTAAATCCAGAATATGCACAAAAGAATGCTAGTGATTATACACCAATTCAAGAAGAAATAGATTCCACAGATGCGTAGACAATTTGTTTCAAAATATCAAGTTGATGACTTTTCAGTTGATACACTAGATTCTTATTTGAATCTAGCTTTCAATAAACGTGAAACCCGTGTATGGTTCTGGCCGTGTCCGATATATCTAGAACCGTTTGCAATGAGATACGACACGAAAAAGTCTAAGAAGGAAAGCGAATGGGATAAGTTCAATAAGTACGTAAAAGAGTACTATCCAATTCAATACTTTGTTCGTAATACCTTTTGGTCTTTTGTAGATGAGATCTGCAAAAAGATCTCAAAGCCTTTTCATAATGTAAAATTGAAGCTCTTTAATCCTCACAAGGAAATGAGAGATATCGTATTTCCTCCAAAGAAAACAGATCTATTTGAGATCATCATGAATTTCCATATTCAATGTATGATTGAATTCGTGGAGCGTAAGAAATGCTTTGAGGTCATTGATTGGGATTCCACGAAAGAACACAAGAAGATGGCAAAACTCATTAAGCAATATTATGACTATGCAAAGACTGGAAGAGCCGAACTTGTAAGAAAGTTATCGATCGCCTATGATCTAGTGGATCTAAACAGCAATGGACCTTATCTTGTTGTCTATAAAGATGTTATAGAGGCAGAAAAGAAATTAAAAGATGCTGACACAAAGCTATGTCGTTGGATAATTGATAATCGAGAAATGTTCTGGACATAAGCCGTTGGGAATCAATAACTTATAACATTTAAAGATTGCCTTTTTTAATGTACAAATCTGAGTATATTTTGTACTATCAGTGAAGGATTAATCTCCTAACCAAATATAATAACCAATAAGAGTAATATATGCAATCGTCAACAACAACTATCGCAGCTGGTCATGCAGCTGCTAAACCAGCTACAACTACTTCAGCTGTAGCTTCAAAACCAGTTAAAACTCCTTCTTACCGTCGTGGTTTGAAGAAGGCGGAAGCAGTGGCAATCGTTGAAAAGTTTAACTTTCCTACGACTCCATTTACTTTCGAACAGATTTTTGAAGCTACTGGTATTTGTCACTGGTATCTTATCGAGTACGTAAAGAAAAACGCTAAGAATCTAGGACAATCTCCAAAGCGTCCTGGTATTCGTGGCAAACATCCACAACTATACCAATTCGTAAAATGACCTTATTTTTTATCATAGTTCTTTGTGGTATTTCTTTCTATGCAGGATATTTCTCTGGAACCAAACTCCAGGGTGAAATCAATGCCACAGAAGACACCATCAAAAATGCAGTAGATACTATCAAAGGCAATATTAAGAAATAATACGCCTTTTTCTCACTTTAGGGTCGAGCTGGTTAGGATCAACTAAACAACAAACAAGACAATAACTGACCTAACTTACGGATATAAAAAACCCCCTGACCAGCTTGACCCTTATTTTTTCGTTCTTTTTCAGTCAACAAATTGTTAGAGTGACAGTTCATGAATTTATTATCCCTTCTTCCAGATGGAAGATATAAGGTAAACAAACCCGCAGTTATTCAGAAATTATTAAAACTTTTCGGAGCTAGGCAAGAAACGATAGCTCTTGGAGTAATCCCTGTCTCTCAGCGAGAGATCGAGCAAGAGGCCAGAGAGATTACTAAATACAACGCAGACAACTACATCAACAAACTAGAAGAATAAATTATTACTACTATATGAACCGATTTGTAAAATTCGCAGAAAACTACTTATATCGCCTTAGTTACATGTCATCAGGAATGATGATTGGCTTTGCCATTCATAATGCCTTTGACCACCGTTATAACGCAGCATTCGTGGAATTGATGCTTTCAGGCAGTAATTTACTTTTTGCCCTTTTATCCGACGAAGACAGAAAAATTGCGGCCATCAATGGACAGTGAGATAGCAGTCTCAGGCGGATCAAAACTTCAAAGAGAGCTGGTCGCGGAAGCGGCCAGCTTTTATTTGAAAAAGTTATTACCTCATAATTACTATGAGGTGATGCTAGTTATTAAGTTAAGGAAGGACTATTACAAAAGATGCGGGTGCCGTGCCGATGTCATGTGGGAAGACGATGAGGACGAACCCAGAGAATTTGAAATAAACATTGATGCCAGTATGCAGATACATGGGTTGCTTCGCGCACTTGCTCATGAGTGCGCTCACGTAAAGCAGTACGTACTCGGAGAATTAAGAGATACGAGCAGCCTACATGTCATAGTCTGGAAGAAAAAGAAATACGATACTCGAAAGATAGACTACTACGATTTACCATGGGAGTTTGATGCTTATGGTAGAGAAGTAGGACTTCATGCTAAATTCTCGCAGCAAAAGAAGTTTAAGAATGCTTCCTGGAACAAGTATGATCCAGACTATATAAGAAAGTAAAGGTTTGTCATTTGGTCGAATAAATAAGACCAAATGACAACCAATGCCCCTATTTCTCATGTATCTGAATTGCATCTTGCTTTCGTACTCGCGAACCGAAATTGGGGAAAAGTAGGAGCTGCGGCTCAAGCCAAATATAATAAAACCATAGCTAGCCTTTCAAATAAAGAAGCCGAAGTTGGTATTGGAAGAGCCGAAAAGATGGCTCAAGAGTTCTTAAAATGGTGTTATAAAAATAGATACTCTGGTTCAGTGAAGGGTGTTTTTTGGGTTTCAAATATATCAGAGATCCATCAAGTGATAGGACAAGGTATTCCAAATACTGATAATCCTACAAACATATTAGTTGAATTTACTTCTGGTCCTGCAAATGGATTCATCGGTATCTCAACTCGTAATATACCAACAAAGAAAAAAGAAATCGTTTTTAAGAATCAGACTCTTTCAAGTATTGATAAGATTCTCAAGCTGAATCTTGAGAAGAGTGCTTTGAGATTGACAAAAGAAGCTGTTAAAAAATTAGGACTTCCGGAATCAATTGAGAAGAGAAAGCAATATCTAAAATTGAATCCAGGAATCCGGAAACAAGCGAACGAAATAGGAACTAAGCTCTTGAATGAACTTCGTGATGACTTGTTTGAATGCTATAGCAGAATGAAATCTGATAAACTTTTAGCTCATATCATTGATGAGTGGTTGAATACTGATATTGCTTATCCACCATACGTGAATGTGATTGCAAAAGGAGACGAGTACCCATTTGAAGTAATGGTACATGAGCCAATAAGAAATTTAAAAGCAGAAGCTATATCTAAATATGGCATAAACATATCACTTCTTAAAGACGATTGTATTTGTGTTGAAGCTGGAAAAACCTATATCATGAGTATCTGTCTTCAGTACAAAGCCGAAAGTTTATCTTCACCAATTATATTATTTGCAGAATGATTATCGGAATTACACACTTCGGGGATCCCGCTTTCTTACCACTTCTTAATGCCTGGATTGAACAATATAAAAAATCCGGATGCAAATACCGAGTCGTAATCATTTGCGACTTGGATGTTCCAGTTCCTCCTGATGCAGTACCTTATGAGAAAGATGGAACTGCTCCTCTCTCATACCTTCGATTTTATACAAATGCGATACCCTCGATCGTTCGAAAGGGTAAGAACTTTGACATAAAAGGAACTCTCCTTTGTCAATCGATTCAAGTTCTAGGAAGGTGCATCATACTCGATGCAGATGCTTTCTTCGTCAAGGATCCTACTCGGATCATTGAGGGTCTTCCAAAAGTTGCATTTGGAATTGGCGATGATCCAAACGTGAGACAGATCTCTGGACTCAATGAGTATGTTCGAGAATGTAATGCCGGAGTACTTTATTTTGGAACAGATAATTCTCAGGATCGAAAGGACATTGCTTCCTTATACGAGATCCAATATGGATTCTGTAAGGAAAGAAATAATAACACCATGCTTGAGCAGATCGCTTGGACAATGGTCGGTCATATACTCATGAAGCAGAATCGAGCCATTCAACTCCCAAGACAATTAAACTGGTCATACATCTGGGGTAGGAATACAAACGAAACTTATATCCTGCACGAGCATGGTCCTCAGAAATGGAATCGAGTCAAGGATGCCCATAGAGAACCATCAGGAGAAATCTCTCACAAGTATAAAGCCTATTATTATGCTTGATAGATCTAAAGTTCTAGGGATTGTTATGGCACATGTCTCTGTAAGGGATACCGTCCTTCGTCATATCCCTTATTGGTTGAAGACTTGTGGGCGTCTACTTATAGTGACTCCTCTGGAACATAAGCTTAACATCAAGCATCCAGAGATCGAGCTATTCCAGAGGGTGAATAATGTAAGCTCTTATTCCAAGGAAACAAACATGAGAGTCTATGAATGCCTGAAACTGGCAAGGGATTCTTATAAAGATTATCAGTATGTGATGCTTTTCGAATATGATAGCCTATGTTGGGCACCAATACCAGATCGGGCAATCCCCTTAGAAGGATGGATATCGGCGACCAAGTTCATGAATGAACCGGTATCCCCTGTTCCTGGAAAGAAGTTTCTAGCCAATTATTACCTTCATTACCCTCAGATCTATACAAAGGAGTCACTTGAAAAGATCACTGATTCAATGGAGAGATTGACTCCCTGGGATGCCGAGTATGGATATACCGATCGGTACATCGGAATGGCATCAGAGAGGGCTGGAATCCCTGTTTTCAACCTCCTGGAGGCTGGATTATCATATTCTTGGGAAAATATATCCTGTGCTAGACATCCGTTTCGTGTCCAGGAGTGTATTGCCGCCATAAAAGGAGGCGCATTTGCCTCTCATGGCATAAAAGACCTTGAAACCTTGAAAACGATATCAGAAAAGTCGCCTTTCGGCTATTTACAAAATCTTGATTTAGTATAAATAGTCATACTATATTACGAGTGGGATACATCTTCTCGCTCGATGGGCAACTCGAAACAATGTATTCTTTCAAGGATTTCATCACAGTCAATTATACGAATGGCCAGACAGAGATGCAAGATCTCTATGCGTGGAAACGTCATCATGGCCTACTTCCTGAAGAAGGATCGCCTCAAGAGGCAATCGAGAAGCACCGTGAAGATAGCCGGGCAAAACAGAAGAAGAACATTGAGAGCCTTCATGGCAAAGCAAATCAGCCATGATCAAATCCTTCTCTCAGTTCATCGTTGAGGATGCACCAAAGGAGATCGTTATCGTCTTTGAGAAGTTCAATCCTCCGACACTTCATCATGAGAAGTTCCTGAATAAGATATTTGAACAGGCAAAAGGAAGACCCTATCGTATCTACGTATCAAATAGTGTTGATACGAAAAACAACCCACTTCCTCTCGAGGAAAAAGTAAAGTGGATGCGTAAGATGTTTCCAAAGCACGCCAGAAACATCGTAGCAGATAGTGTATCAGATATTAAAGATATCTGCTATAAGCTCTATGAGCAAAAATTTACTTCAGTTGAGATCTGTGCAGATGATGTAAGATCGATACAATATGACACAGTCCTAAAAGCAAACAATGGTGTATTCCTTGAAGGAGAAGCAAATAAGTTCTTTAACTTTAAAAAGATCCGTGCTGTATCAATCACTGAAAGCAATGACCTCGAGGATAGAATGAGACTTGCTGCAGCGGCAAACGATTTTAATACATTTGCAAAAGGACTTCCTTCAAGCTTCACTGAGATCGAGGAACTGTTCAATGCAGTTCGTAATGGTCTTGGATTAAAGGAATCGAAGAATTTTAGAAAGCATATTCAACTTGAGACCGTTTCAGAACGTCGCGAAGCATATGTAGCTGGACAGCTCTTTGAAGTTGGAGATCAAGTTGTAATCAAAGAATCGGAAGAAGTTGGTAGCATCACTCACTGTGGACCTAACTATCTTCTTGTGAGCCTAAGTGATGGACGCAAGGTTCGCAAATGGTTGAATGCCGTTGAACTCGTTGAGAACAAGGTGATCCCAAATGAAAAGTTGGATCCTGCTCCAATGCCAACAGCAAAACCAATCCAAGTTCGCACGCCAACTCGCGAAGGAATTTCAATTAGCAAAATACGCACTCTCAATAAAGCATCATGAAGAATCTTAAAGCAATCAGAGAAGAACTCGGAGCAGGAGAATGGGGTACACCCGAGCTTATAAACAAATATAAGCAAGGAACTCCAGGACAAGATGTAAATCCTGATAAGATCCAAACGAACGAGTTGTGTGGATATCCTACAACTTATGATGAAGCGGCTGGAATGAGTCCAGATGCACAGAATTTAAGATCATTAGGACACCTTTCTTATCATGCGGCTCAAGCTACTGCAAAAGCTCTTAAATTTCCTTCTCGCGACAATCACTTGAAGGCGATGCAAGCTCACCAGATGGCTCATGCAGTCTCGCAGGGTGGAGCAGTTGCTTATCATGATTCAAAGGCAAAAGAGCACGCAACTGCAGCAAAATCGATGACTGAAGAAACGATCACTCAATACATCGAGAAACAACTCGCTCATCATCTTCAACATTTAAAACATCATAAGGCCGGCATAAAGAACGATCCACAGAACTCTGGATGGCACAAGAGTGAAGCAAAATATCATGCAGATAGAGCACGAAAATTTGGCGCTTCAGATTCTCTTCTAAGGAAAGAAGGATTAGAAGACGCTTGCTGGAAAGGTTATGAAGCGATTGGAACAAAACAGAAGGACGGTAAGACTGTTCCTAACTGTGTTCCAAAAGAAGAGACGATGGAAGAAGATCACCTTTCAGATTATTCAGCAAAGGCTCATGCAGCTTCTCAGAAAGCAAATGCTTCAAATACAAAAGCTGATCACGAAGCAGCTTCAAAAGCTCACACCGCAGCATATACGGCTCATACGATTGATAAGAAATCTTCGGAAGCTGGACAACATTTAGATCAAGCAGCAAAACATGCAGCAATGGCAGCTAAATCCATGAAAGAAGAAGCTGACCCATTTGATAGAAAGAACGAACGCATCACTCTTCGTAAGAAGATGGCTCTTGACGCTCAGAAGCGTGGAGATCACTCGATGCACAAATGGCACTTATCAAAAGCCACAAAACTTGAGAGAGGAATCTACGAAGCTATGGACTATAAAGAAGATGAATCCGAAGAAGTCGGTATGGCATGCCGTCAACTGCGTAAGATCGCAGTCATGGCAATGTCTATCGAGAATAAACTCATGAATGATGATGAAGCGCTTCAGGCTTGGATGCAATCCAAGATCGCAATTGCTTCTGACAAAATTGATGAGGTATTCAGTAATGTAATGTTCTCAAATCCTCAAGACGCAGACAAGAAGTACGAAGAAGAGGAAGAAAAGAACGAGAAAGCATAATGATTCCTCCAATGCACGAATCTAAGGCAAATATTACCCTTCAAAAGAAGGGTCTATCCTGGCATGCAGTCGGAAAGATCTTAGCCTGGGTAACTCCATTTGTAATTGCTGGAGTACTCGCATATTTCCATACACAATTCCCAAGTCATCAAGAGTTTGATGCTTTAAATGGAACTGTTCGAGACCATATCTCAGAATACAAGGTCCGGATCGGTTCTCTTGAGGAATTCCGCGTAAGATCCGAAGCGCAGCAAAGCGCAATCAATGAAACTCTTCAATCGATCATTCGTGAACAAGCATCTCAGAGAGCAGTTCTCGAAGCATTAAGATCAGGACAAGATCGTATCTTTAACCGTTTAGACACACTCTCAGACAGATCCCTTACAAAGGTAGAAAATAAATAATCACATGGACTCAGTACCCACCGCAATCTCAGACGAGAAAAAAGAGCTAATGGATAAAACAAAAGCCGTCGCAGAAACTTATCTCTCGATGCGCAATGAATCGTCCGCTGATATCGAATCGAATCCGATATGGGTGGGTCACACTCGCAAAGGCATCCAGAGCGATTACAAGGACTATAATAAAAGGGCACATAATGTCGATACCAACTTTCACTCTGATAAGACAATTACTTTTCACGGTACAAAACCTAATGTTCGTAAAGCAGTGATCAACCATCACGACGACGAGTACGAAGCACACACAAAGCACCCTCACTTATTCGATGAGGAATGCAATAGCCCCTTGGACAACCATCCAGGACAATATTTACTCGATGATGAAGCAGGATTAACCGCTCATCACTTATCAGCAAAAGCATGGAAAGCGACAAAAATTGCTCATGCTAAATCCGCTGACGCCGAATCAAATCCAAACTTGCACCACGATGCTCAAGCCGCACATTATCACGCAGCAGAGTTACATGCGATTGCAGGAGAAGCTCATGGTAAAGGTCACCCAGCTCATGCAGGTCATGGTAAAGCTGAGGAAGTACACACTCAACACTGGGAACACCATCGCAATGCAGTTCACGATGCGATGACTCAGAAGAAACCATCCTCAAAGAAAAGACTCGAAGAAGACAAGTACAAGTCTGAAACAGGTGGACTCACTAAGGCCGGCGTAGATAAGTATAATCGTGAGAACCCTGGACATCATTTAAAAATGGCAGTCACAACTCCACCAAGTGAATTAGATCCACATGGCAAAGCTGCGGCACGCCGTCACTCGTTCTGTGCTAGAATGAGTGGAGTAAAAGGACCTATGAAAGACGAGCATGGTAAACCAACTCGTAAAGCTCTTGCACTTAGAAAATGGAACTGCTAAACTAATAAAACTTTATCTTACTCAAAAAAAAAACTAACTTACTAATTAATTAAGGAACCCGTCATGGAAAAACAAACAAGCTCAGCTCAATCTCTTGCAGAGTCTTACCGCTCAATGCAAGCACCAGCAACAAACACAAACCGTCCTAAATGGGTCCCAGCATCCATTAAGAACGAACAGGTAGAAGCTTTCACGAAAGCAATCTTCGAAGCTCGTGCAAATAATACTTCTATCGCTACTTTCGAAGGTAAGCAATATAAGATCAAAGAAGCAGTATTTCCTGAACTTGGAAATGAAAAAGAGATGCAAGCAAAGTCAATCGCTGCAGCTTATAACGAGCCAATGAAACCAGCTCCTACACAACAAGAAGAAGCTTGCTGTGACGCTGGAAATGAACCAGCTAATGTAGATCTCTCAAAGAAGATCCAAGTCGCAAATAAAGACGACAAAGAAACACAAGATTCAGCTGCAAGCATGATGCTCCCAGCAATGGCCGAAGAAGCTTATAATGAAAAAATGATGGATGAAGAAAATACAGAATCAAAGCAGGCAAATTTAGATACTCAGAGAGCTAATGCAAGTACAGGTCATGCTGATCATCATCCAGATTCAAAAACGCACTCTCATATAGATGCTTCTATAAATCATTTAAATGCGCATTCATCTCATAAACATGCTGCAGTTAATGCTAATAGTGATATCCATAACAAACATCATTTAAAAATGAGTGATCATCACTTAAACATGGCTTCTCATCATGCAAATGAAGCTTCTAAAAAAGCAATGGGACGTGACGAACATGGCGATGTAGAAAATGCTCACAGAAGAATTCAAAGATACGCTCAAGGACTTAATGATACTCTTGCTGCACATCATGCTACAAAAGCAAAAGAACATCATGCAAAAGCTTTAGAGGAAGGACTTTATACGACTGAAGAAGCTAAACAAGAAGACGAGAACGTAGGTACTTTCCATCTCAAGAAACAGCAAGCACAAGCTGCTGGAAAAACTTCTTTTGAAGTTGGCGGTGAAAAGTTCCCAGTCGAAAATGAATCAACTCAAGATGCTTGGGAAGAAGAGAAGCATTTAGATGAAGTACTCAATCCAAGTGATCCAGCATCAAAATGGATCCACGATTTCGTTCACAGCAAGAACCCAAAGTTTGCTGGTAAATCCAAAGAAATGCGCCAGAAAATGGCTCTTGGAGCATACTATTCTGCTCAAAAAGAATCAGTTCAAGTTAACAGCACAAAGAATCTTTTGAGTGTAGCTGAAGCATATGCTCAAATGCAAAAGGTTTCTGTTAACGAATCGACCAATGCATTCCCAGTCGCCGATAATCCAAAGAAAGACGGTGGTCCAGACAATGCCGTTGCAGGTCCAGAAGTAATGGATCCAACAACGCAGAAGATGCGTGATGCCCATGTTAAAAACGTAAACGTCGATGATTCGGCTGAAGTTGGTGCAGCTCAAGATGGCGCAGATGCTTTAAAGCAATCAGATTTGCCAGCAGCTAAACCAGAAGATGCAGTGATTCCAAAGTTAAAGGAATCAACCTTAAAAGAAGATGAAGAAGACGAAGAAGGCGATGACCCAGATTGGCATGGCGGTTATGTTTCAGATCACGAGCATGCGACAAAGCCTACTCCTAAGCCAAAACATGATGACCATGTTCATAGTAGAGCAATCGACAACCATGGATTTCATTCCGATGACTTTGGGGGCCATAAAGCCGAGTATAAAGTGCGTCATCCTGAAGTAAAAGTTCACCGTCATGAAGGAGATCCAGATCACGCTGTAAGTTATTCTGGACCAAGACACGCTGTAGCAAAAGCTGTACACATGCACCACTACTACAATCAACAGGCAAGTAGATATGGAAGCCCTCCTGTAGAAGATCTTCATCCAGAAATCTTTAAAGGATACACAACAAAGACTGATGAATCTACTGAAATGGATGAAGGCTATATCAATGGCAGGTAAACGCAAAAAAGCGTAATAATAATAATGAACGCACTCGAAAAGATCTTATCTGCAATCAGTAGCTTTCTCGGTTATCATAAACAGGAGAAAAGCTATCTTTCTGAATTATCAAGAGAAGAGTTTGAACCAGAAAATCCAATAGAGAGTACTGGTTCAGACGATTTCTTTGAGGAAGAAGAACTGATTCTTACAAAGGAATCAGTCAAGAAGCTGAAGAAGAAAGATCTTGTCGAGATTGCTGAGTTATTAAATCTTAAGGTCACAAAGAAGGACAACAAACAGTCACTTGTTCGTAAGATCTGTAAAGATAGGAATCTTAAATGAGTAATCAATTCGATGCTTATCGTCAGATGCTTGTTGAATACGATTGTGCAAATGAATCGTTAGGGGATGTCATATCCCTTAACGTACCATTGCTGATTCGTATTCTTGAAGCGGCGAGAGAAGATATCAAGACTGATGTCGAACTTCACGAGCTTGTAGAAAACATCATTAAAATAAAGGATCGTGGTGTATTGACCATGGTGGATTATGATCAGATCTGTTCTTGTTCAAAAAAGGATGGACCGGTACCGCCCTCTGAAACTACCTAATAAATAGTTTCTATATTATGAAAGTATTCGATGAATTAAATGATGAGAATTTCTTGATCTTCGCCTCGAAACACTATAACAATCCTCAATGTATAGATGTCGCAGAGTTCTATTCAGATCTTGCAAGAATTAAATATATCAAACGCTTACTCCGGAGATACAAACAATCTGGAGAGATTCAAGAAAGACTAGTCCTTAACCACCTTATTGTTCTCTATAATGTATTTGGAATCCCAGCGGCAAACAAGATGATCTTCTTCAAGATCGAACCAGAGCTCTGGCCCTCAGTTAAAACCTTCCTCATATACTTAGATTACCTATCAGAAACAGAAAAAGTAGAAATACCAGTAGATCTTAAAATAGCAGAAATACTTCGAAAGATATGAACATCATTGGCCAAGCAGCAGATGTAGTTTATACCTATAAGTTCCTAAAACTCTTAGTGACTCCATGGGAAAACACTGACGCGTATAAGCTTAAGATCGTCGATAAAGATGGAAATCTACTCAAGAAAGCTTCAGAGTTAAAGACGCCTCAGGAAAGAGACGCGTATAGTGTTTTCAATCGTCTTGTCTTCAACATCAAGAGACTCTTGAATAAGTTACCTCTTGGAAGAACTCGTCTTGCATCATATGCAGCTGCCTTATATCTTATTAAGGAACAGACAGGAATGACTGATAAAGGCATTCAAAAAGTATTTGAGAAGTTGGATGTAAAGGTTGATATGTCTCTGAATGAGAACACTTGGTTCTTGAATGAAAAAGGACAACTCCAACCTGGAACATATAGTCTCACTTCTCATTGTCCAATTGTAAGTAACGCAGAATTTAGAGCTTATCCTCATTCACGTATTCATGTCACAGAAGCAGTCACGCCTGCTGGATATGTTCTAGGTGTACCAGTTTTTAAAGTAAAACACAGTGAAACTCAACAGATGATCTGTATCTCAACCGAAGACATAACTCGATGATCAAATCATTTAAAACATTCACAGAAGACGGAGGCGGAGCAGGTGGTGCCGGAGGTGCTGCTGGGGCTTCAGGCGGAACTGGCTCAGTTGCAGCAAATGTAACTGGAGATAGCTCGACAATGGCTATGCCGCCAAATTCAGGTGGTCTCATGCGCCGTAAGTACAAGTCTTTTGAGGTAGAACCTGAGCTATTCAAGAAGTTTCAGACAGGAAGAATGAAATTTGAGAGATGGGCACGCAATCTGGATATGAACAACGAGAAGCATAAAGCCATATATGACTATGCAACTCGATACCGGAAGCATGTAGTGGTATTAAAGGATTCTACCACAGGTGCAATGAGGGCGATACGCCGCAGGTCTGTTGACGGGATGTAAAAATAGTTTTAAATTTTTCCTTCTGGAAAAATAATTCGTTATAGATAGGATACTGCAACCATTCTAATTTTTAGAGTGTACACTTGCAGGAAGCTTGATAGAGTATCTCTTTTGATACTTTAATTAATGTCAATCTTTTAAACATCCTACTATGATCTTCGAAGAACAGATATCTCGTAAACCTGACCACTATCCGTGGACACAAGAATATATCGAGGCCATGCAAAATGGCTTCTGGACTCATAGGGAATTTAATTTCCAGAGCGATAATCAGGACTTTCGCGTATCTTTAACCGAACAAGAAAAAGAAATCATTGTTCGCGCACTATCCACAATTGGTCAACTCGAAATTTCTGTAAAGAAGTTCTGGGCAAAACTTGGAGAGAACCTACCTCATCCAACGATCAATGACCTAGGATACGTGATGGCCAATTCGGAGGTAATTCATGGAGATGCCTATGAGCGCCTACTTGAGGTTCTAGGTATCTCAGATTCCTTTGATAAGATCCTTGAATTACCTATCATTCGTGGACGCGTCAATTACTTACGCAAATACCTGCATCATTTTCATACAGACAATAAGAAGCAATTCGTTTATAGCCTGATCCTTTTTACTCTCTTCGTCGAGAATATTGCATTGTTCTCTCAATTTTACACAATTGGGTACTTTGGTCGTTATAAGAATTTGTTAAAGGATACCAATAAGCAAGTTGAGTACACCTCACGTGAAGAGAACCTTCATGCAATGATTGGCATCAAGATCGTGAATGTGATTCGTGAAGAACACCCAGAGATCTTCGATCAAGAGCTTGAGGATAAGATTCTTTCAGAAGCAAAAGAAGCCATCAAGTACGAGGGTAAAATCATTGAATGGATCGTGAATGGATACGGCGCAGAGAAGCTAAACTCTGAGCTATTGAATCAATTCATCATGAATCGTATGAATGATTCCCTTGTCCAAATTGGATACCGTAAGATCTTTGATGTAGATCCAGAGATGATCAAGAAGACGACATGGTTCGATGAACAGATACTCGGTAACAATATGACCGATTTCTTCCATAGCCGTCCAATCGAATATTCCAAGAAGTCCCAGAGCTTTGCAGAAACAGATTTATTTTAATACACGTAATGTCGACAAATACAGAGAAATACTATTGGCTTAACAATCATTCAAGACTCTATTTAGAGCGAGGATACTTAGAAGAAGGAGTCACTCCTGAGAAAAGAATTCATCAGATAGCTCAGAACGCAGAAAAGATTCTAGGAATAGAAGGATTCGCAAAGAAGTTTGAGGACTATATGTCTCGCGGCTTCTACTCACTTGCAACTCCAGTCTGGACCAACTTTGGAAACAAGAGAGGCTTACCCGTCTCTTGTTTCAATTCTCATATCTCCGATAGAATGGAAGATATTCTATACAAAGCAGCTGAAGTTGGAATCATGTCCAAACACGGCGGTGGAACTTCTGGATACTTTGGAGATCTTCGTGCCAGAGGTACCGCTATCTCAGTTGGAGGTGAATCGTCTGGACCAGTTCATTTCATGGAGTTATTCGATACGATTGCAGACGTGATCTCTCAAGGATCAGCTCGTCGTGGTTCATTTGCCGCATACTTACCAATCGAACACCCAGACGTATTAGAATTCTTGCAGATTCGAAGCGACGGTCATGCGATTCAAAACATGAGTATCGGTATCACCATCACTGACAAATGGATGAAGGCTATGTTAGACGGTGATAAAGATAAGCGTGCGATCTGGGGTAAAGTGATTCAGAAACGTTTTGAAACTGGCTATCCTTACATATTCTTTACTGATAACGTAAATAAGGCTGCGCCTAAAGTCTATAAAGACAAAGGACGTAAGATCAATGCAAGTAATCTTTGTTCTGAGATCATGCTCAGTTCAAATGAGACCGAAAGCTTTGTTTGTGTTCTTTCTTCATTAAATCTACTTCATTGGGACGAAATTAAAGAGACTGATGCAGTTGAGACGATGATCTATTTCCTTGATTCTGTGAATGAAGAATTCGTTCGTAAGACTGAGGGAATGAAGTTCATGGATCACCCACATAACTTCGCCAAAAACCAGAGAGCACTAGGTCTAGGTGTTCTAGGTTGGCATTCGCTTCTTCAATCCAAGAGCATTGGCTTTGAATCATTTGAGGCTAAACTCTTGAACACAAGTATCTGGAAAACAATTCGTGAACGGGCTGATAAAGCAACCGAAGAGCTAGCAATAAAGCTAGGTGAACCAGAGTTCTTAAAAGGAACAGGAAGGCGTAATGTAACTACTCTTGCAGTTGCTCCTACAACCTCCTCAAGCTTTATCCTAGGTCAAGTTTCTCCAAGCATCGAACCATTAAATTCAAACTACTTTGTAAAGAAGCTTGCAAAAGGTTCATTCACTTATAAGAATCCATACCTCAAGGAAGTACTCAAGAAGTATGACAAGAACGATGATGATACATGGAAAACAATCCTTGTTCATGGTGGTTCTGTTCAGCACTTGAAATTCTTGACGGACGCCGAGAAAGAAGTCTTCAAGACCTTCGGTGAATTATCGCAGAAAGAGATCATTATTCAAGCTGCGGCTCGTCAGAAGTTTATCGATCAGGGTCAATCCATTAATATGATGGTTCACCCAAAGACTCCGCCAAAGGAAGTCAATCAACTCTTGATCTTTGCCTGGGAGCAAGGAATCAAAACTCTGTACTATCAGCGTGGAACTCATCCTGCCCAAGAGTTAAGTAGGAATCTACTCAACTGCGTCTCTTGTGAAGCATGATTCAGAAGCTCGATAAAGAATGTTCATGTTGTGGCGCTATCTACGTAGTCGCTTTTCGTGTATCCGATGATCCCATCGAGTGGCCCGAAGAGAGTGAGAACGGAGATAGCGACACTGACTATGATAATTATCCAGAGTATTGTCCATTCTGCGGAAGTCATGAAGCTGACTCCGCAGATGATATTTTAGATGAAGAAGAGACATAATAAATACCACTTTATGTGGTATTATAATAATTTGCCTTTTGAGCCTACCGATCTAGATCCGAAGAAAGATATTGGGTTTGTCTATCTAATTCGAAATAAACAAACCGGAAAACTTTATATAGGAAAAAAACTCTTTTTTTTCAAAGGATTCAAGAAAGTCAAGGGAAAGAAAAAGAGAACTTTCGTTGAATCTGATTGGAAAGACTATTTTGGATCCAATAATGTCTTAAAAGAAGATGTGCAAACTATTGGTACTGAACAGTTTGAAAGGACCATACTTCACATATGTTCCTCGAAGAGTGAGTGCTCATACTATGAGTTATATGAACAAATTACTCGAAAAGCGATTCTGGACTCAAACTATTATAACGATCTCATTTGGGTAAGAATCAATAGAAAGCACTTAAAGGCTCTCCAATTTTAGTATTTACATTATAAGGATACCAATATAGTATTCTTAAATCATGATCATCGTTGACTATTCAGGTGTTGCCATATCAAGTGTATTTTCTTCTCAGAACGTTCAAGTGAACGAGGGGTTTATACGTCATCTCATTCTGAATACGCTTCGAATGTATAACGTTAAGTACCGTGATGAGTATGGAAAAATGATACTTGCTTGTGATGGTGGATCTAACTGGAGAAAGAAAGTTTATCCTCAGTATAAAGCAAATCGCAAAAAGAACCGTGAAGAATCTGGTTTGGACTGGGAAGAGTTCTTTCGAATCATTGGTTTAGTTCGAGATGAGATCTCTCAGAATTTACCATACAAAGTCGTTCACCTCCAAACAATTGAGGCTGATGATGTGATTGCGACTCTAGTTGAATCAACTCAAGAATTTGGAAAGAACGAACCTGTCATGATCATCTCTTCGGATAAAGATTTTATCCAGCTGCATCGTTACAAGAATGTGAAACAATTTTCGCCTATGACGAAACAAATCATGAAGGAAGCCGATCCTGTTCGTGCCTTACAAGAAAAGGTATTGAGAGGCGATTCAGGCGATGGTGTTCCAAATGTGTTAAATGCAGATAATACTTTTGTCGATGGAATACGTCAGAAGCCTTTAACATCAAAGAAGATCGAGGAATGGATCAAACAATGGGACAACCTGTCCAATATTATGGATTCCGATACCTATAAAAATTTCCTAAGAAATAGGACAATGATCGACCTATCTCAAATCCCTGAAGATAAGAAGACGGAGATTATAAATACCTTTGAGTCCGTGAAAACGAATTCTAATATACTAAACTATCTTATTTCTAAACGATGTGCTCAACTCATTGAATGTGCTGAGGAGTTCAACTAACTATGCTAAACTTAACTATTCACGAAATTCTTGAAAAAGCAGGCAATGCCTCTTCACGAGCAGAAAAAATCGCAATACTCAAACAATATAATTGTCTAGGCCTCAGGGACGTCTTGAAGGCAGCATTTGACGATTCAATTGTTTTCATTTTACCAAAGGGTACTCCAAAGTACACTTCTCAATTATCAGAGGAAGGAATGCCTCCATCAGACCTGAAACGTAGGACTGTAGAATTCTCCTACTTTGTAAAAGGTGGTCCAGGTGAAAAGCTATCTCCACAGAAGAGAGAAAGCTTATTCATGGGAGTCGTTGAAGGCGTTGATCCAAAAGATGCCGAGATGCTATTTGCCATGAAGGATAAAAAGTTTTCCGGAAGATATAAAGGAATCACGAAGGCATTAGTTCAAGAGGTTTGGCCAAATCTTATCAAGGACGAACCTAAAAAACAAATTTCTTGAGGAGCAACACTGCTTCACTACATTATGCTCGTTAAAACAATATACACGTAGCTAAATGATAGAATCACAAATCGAACGGTTAAAACAAGATTCAGTAGAATTAGATTATTATATCCAACGTCTTGAAAAAGAAGGCGATATAAAGAAAGCAGTCTTAATTCAGAAAAAACGACAGTTCCTTTTAGACTATATCCAAAGTCTTCAGCCCTATCAGCAGCAAGAAGCAGTAGCAATTTAATATGTACAGCCTACATTGAATAGTGTAGGTTATTGATATGAACATCTTCGTGTTAGATACAGATCCAGTTTTAGCAGCCAAGTCTCAGTGCGATAAGCATGTAGTAAAGATGGTGGTCGAATCAGCTCAGATGCTTTCGACCACCCATCGACTACTCGATGGCGTTATCAGAGAAACCAAGAATGACAAAGGTCGTAAAGTAAAAAGTTGGATTATACCAGACGCAGCTATGGATCAAGCCCTTTATCGAGCAGTTCATACTGGTCACCCATGTACGAAATGGACAATGGAATCTCTGGGTAATTATCTCTGGCATTACCAGCACTTTGTGGCATTATGCGACGAATATACATATCGGTATGGTAAAGTTCATAAGACCGATACAATGCTTCGATTCATACTTGACGAAGCTCCAAGAAATATCGAAGATCTTGGTATTACACAATTTCCATTAGCAATGAAATCGAACCCTGAGTGTATGAATCCAGATGATCCAGTTGCGTCATATAAATCCTTTTATCAAACCAAACAAGCGAGATTTAAAATGACATGGACCAAGAGAGATACGCCAGATTGGTTTGTAAAAAATTTATAATACAATACTACTATGCCAACCTATGATTACAGCTGCAAAGCATGCGGCTATACATTCGAAGAATGTGTTTCGATCATTGATCGAGATAATTTTACAAAGAAGACTCCTTGCCCAGTTTGCAAGAAGAAAAAGCTAGAAAGAGGAGTTGCAGTTGGAGCTTTCCATTATGACCATGGTATATCTCCATTCAAAAGAGCTGGAGATGGCTGGAAAGAAGTCCAGGATAGAATAAAGGCTGGTGCAGGAAAAAATCATACGATCAGAACAAAATAATATAATGGCTAAATCAAAACAACAAAAGGTCAAACTTCAGCCGACGGGTTTTCGTCTTGAGAATCTTAAAGAAATAAGTCCTCTTACCGACACTCAGAAAAAGGTTTTTAACGCTTATAAGAAGAATAACAATCTTTGTCTTTCAGGAAGTGCAGGTACAGGTAAGACATTTATTGCGATGTATCTTGCTTTTGAGGAAATCTTAAAAGGAGAATCTAAAGCAGAAAAGATTATTATAGTAAGATCGATTGTTCCGACACGTGACATCGGATTCTTACCTGGAGATCGAGAGGAGAAGGAAGCAACCTATCTTTATCCTTATATCGCAATATGTTCAGAGTTATTTGGAGATGCTGGAGCTTGGGGTAAACTTATGGCAAAGCATCAGGTAGAATTTTTAACGACATCCTTTGTAAGAGGTATTACTCTTCGAAACTCAATCGTGATCATCGATGAAATGCAGAATCTAACCTTCCATGAATTAGACTCCATCATCACTCGTCTGGGTGAAAATTGCAGACTTATCATGTGTGGTGATTATTACCAGACTGACCTTGAAAGAACCAAGGATAAGTCAGGTATACTCGATTTCATGGAGATTGTAGAGAAGATGAAGTACTTCTATTGTGCTGAATTTGGTTGGCAAGACATAGTCAGATCTGGACTTGTGAGAGACTATATCATGACAAAAGAAATCGTACAAAAGGAAAACAAAACATGAACACTAAAAAGCACGAGGAGAATGAACTCGAGCTCTCAAAAAAGAAGCCTAAGCATAATAAAAAGTTGCCTAAGCCTCAAAGAATACCAGAGGATCGCTTGATGGAAAAGCGACACATCCATCTAGACGATATAACTGATATTATTGACGACGACGATAATGATTTTCAAACATGAACCAGTCAAGTTAGATTATGAAGATTTACTTTGTGAAACAAAGGAAACTGGTAGAACCTACGCGACACCCGAAGGAAAGAAATATCCTTCCATAACGACTGTACTTGGAATACTCTCAGAGGCTCATATACAAGCTTGGAGGAGTCGTGTAGGAGAGGAAGAAGCAAACCGAATAAGCCGAAAAGCGTGTGCACGTGGCACTGCAGTTCATACTCTTGTAGAGAAGTATATTAATAATGAGGATATTCCTAAACAAGGAGTCATGCCAGATGTACTTCAGAACTTTAAATCATTGGCTCCTATACTAGACGCCCGACTCAATAACATATATCTTCAGGAAAAACCTTTATATTCTGATCATCTTGGAGTTGCAGGTCGAGTTGATATTATTGGTAAATTCGATGGAAAGTTATCAATCGTTGATATAAAGACCTCAAAGAAAAAGAAGAATAGATTGGACATCACCAATTACTTCATGCAAGAAGCGGCATACGCTATCATGTTTGAGGAAAGAACCGGAATACCTATTACGCAACTTGTAACTCTTATGTCTGTGGATTATCAAGAGCCACTCGTATTCATAGAACATCGAGATGATTGGACAAAGGATCTTCTAAATACAATCGAAGAATATCGGAAAAGAAAAGTTTTTGGGAACATTTAATCGTATACATAATACTACATGAAAAATCAAAAGACGCTGAGCAATCCTTTTTCGGATTTATTAAACACCGGAAAGAAGCCTGCAGATTCCTTTATTGAAAAGCCATTGGGATATCTCCACGAATTCTATATCGTTGGAGAGATTGAGGAGGCTTCAAAATATACTGAATGGTTTAATCATATACGCCATGCGTCCTCAAATGATACGATTAAGATATACATTAATTCATGTGGAGGAGATCTATGGACTGCCATTCAATTCATGAGAGTTATGAAAGAATGTAAGGGTCAAATCGTGGCTTCTGTTGAAGGTGCTTGTATGTCAGCTGCAACGATTATATTCCTCATGTCAGATCAATATGAGATATCACCGCATTCAATGTTCATGTTCCATAACTATTCAGGTGGAACCGTTGGTAAAGGTGGAGAAATGATTGACCAGATTAAGCATGAAAGAAAATGGTCAGAAAACTTATTTGAAGAGATCTATGAGGATTTCTTAGATCCATTAGAGATTAAATCCATATTAGATAATAAGGATATATGGTTATCCGCAAAAGAAGTGGTGGATCGTCTAAATAAAAGACTCAAGAAGCGTCAGGCAGAGCAGAAAAAACAGCCTAAAAGAGTATAAAAATACTCGAGTTGTGTAAGTAATTGGTAATCAACAACTTATACTAGACTATATTTGTGTACTTATTTCGTGGAATAAAGTATAATGTAGTCATGAAATTAACCAATAAACGCCGTACTCTAGCTTATGTATTTACCGCAGATCCTCTCTGCGCAGACGACATGTTCCGTATCGAGTTAGTTCGTAAATCAATATCAGCTGCAAATGCGATTGCCAAAAAGACTGCAGCTTATACCAATACAAAACCAAAGCTTTATCGTGTCAGTGTAAAAGGTCGTTTAGGCAAGAATAATCCAGCCTCAGTTAATTACCATTACTTTCAAATGGGTGGTATTCGTATGAAAGATGCCGCTCGTTTTGACGTCTATATCCACCAAAAACACTAACATGAATGCCGCTACTAAAAAATACATCATACTTACCACGGATCCAATTAGTAACAAATTCATTCCACGAGGAGAGGTGGAGTATCACCAAGACCAGGCTTGGTTCTATGATCAAAACATGTTCGAGAATGGTCAATGGAAGTACTTTGCTCGTGTCGAAACTGAAGACAGCATCGGCTGGTGCATAGATTCTCAAGCCGTCGAAATGCTAGATCGAATTTTTAATTTCTCAAACCTTTATGTTCATCACACTCACTAACGCAGCTCCTATACACAAAACTAAACCTATCGCTCTGAATGCTAAGATGGTAGTCAGTGTTCACCACAACATTGCCGTCAGAGAAGATGGTACAATAGATGAAGTCACATTCGTTCATTGTCCTCCTCATGGTACATGGGAAGTCATGGAGTCAATGGAAGAAGTTGTCGATATGCTAAACAAAGCTTCTGATAAGAGACGCCCGACTTCAGGTACATGAAGATAGTATATCCAGGAGGTAAAAAACCTCATGGTCGTCTTACTCATCAACAAAAAATTGGTGTGGTAAACGACTATTTAAAAGGTGAATCTTGGCAGACGATATGCTCAAGATACCTGATTAGCGATGCCGCAGTTCGTCTTCATCTGAAAAAGAATAATATTAAAGCCAATCGCTATACAGTTTTTTCTCCAACTGAAGAACAAAAAGCTGATATTATTGCAGCATATGGTAGACGTAGAACCGCTTCTCAAATAGGAGCAAAGTATAATGTATGCTGTGGAACTATATTGAAATTTTTAAAAAGAAACAACGTTGAAATAAGAGGTAGATCATGCAAATAGCTAAAATGACATTAGGCGAATATACGTCCAAATATCCAGCAAATAGTTCTCGAGGCAAATTCCATAATATAAGGATCAATGCCAGAAAGGTAATGAAAGATAACAATATTCCTTATTCTTGTAAGGTGTGTGGTTATGCTACATACGTTGAGGCTTGTCATATCAAAGCGATAGCTGATTTTCCTTCAGAGGCAAGAGTTGAGGAAGTCAATTCAGTTCAGAATCTCGTATTTCTATGTCCTAACCATCATAAAGAATTCGATCGTGGAATTACGACCTTCGATTTCAGTAGCCATAAATAGATCATGCACACTAATGAAAAGATAATTTTGACCGATTGCGATGGCGTACTATTAAATTGGAACGACGCGTTCGCAAATTGGATGCTGAACATAAAAGGATACCACGTAAGAGATAGTGGACACTATGATATCGATAAAAGGTTTGATATCACAAAGGATGAAGCCACGCAATTAGTTAAAGAATTTAATGAATCTATCGATATCGGATTCTTGGATCCTTTACTTGACGCTCAGTACTATGTAAAAAAGATTCATAGCGAGCTCAATTATAAATTCATCGTAATTAGTACTGTTGGAAATTATAGGCTTACAACATACTTTAGAAAGCGCAACTTGAATCATGTTTTTGGAGAAGACGTGTTTTCGGATATCTATTGTTTACCAATGGGATCTACAAAACATGCGGCTCTTTCTCCATATAAAGACTCAGGATTAATATGGATTGAGGATAAACCAGAGAACGCAATTGAAGGAAAGAATCTAGGTTTAGATGCTCTCTTCCTATCTCAACCTCATAATCACAATGCGGTTCTAGATGTTCCTAAGGTTACTTCCTGGAAGCAGATCTACGAATACGTTAAGTCGAAGGAGACTTGAGTATATTGATTGCTTCAGTGATAGCTGCTCGTATTGTAGCTTCTCTTTGATACATTGGAAGCCTATGAGGGACCTCAATTGTAAAAGCATCTACTCCATGGTTGGCTAAGAATATAGCTTCGGTCTCGTGCTCTTCTTTATATCTTACTTCACGAGCAATTCCTGGTTCTATAAACAAATCTTTATGTCTTGAATCAATAGGCATCGTTGCGTGCATTGCATTAAGTATCTTTTCAAGGACTGTAAAATTCTTATTAGCATTAGGCTTATAGATGTATGCACCATCGGCCTCATCTGCCTCATGAAAACAGATCGCTAAATCGTAATCAAATGACAAAAGCTTTACGTGATTCTGAGTCTCGATCTCTTTTTGGTCTTTATAATCTCTATTCAAATCCACATCATTCTCATTATGTCTTTGATTATGATCTCTTCCATAAGGGTTTAGAATAGGAAATACAGTAGTATCAATTCCACGAAAGAAGTCAGGTTGTTCCAATAACCTCATGAGGGTATAGGGACCAGATGTCTCATTTCCATGGATGCCTGAACTGAGATAGAGTTTTTTAGTTCTATCGTTCTTTTGGCGAAAGCAATATGGAGATGATGAGACTCTTGTAAACATTATGTGTCTATTTATTGTAACTTCAATTGATCAAGAATGAAAGTATATATATATTTGACTTTAACACTTATTTTAATAATAATATGACAATGTATTCTGGCTACGTTTCAAATCCA